TGTTGTCCCAACCACCAAATGTTACTACCATTTTTTCGTTGTGATCGATTCTTGAATTAGATTCTGTAATAATTAAAGGCACACCAATTTTTGGAGTTTTAGCAAAACCCAAACGCTGTGCATCTGTCTCACCTAGATAAATTCTTGTGTTCTCACCAAAACCTAGCCCCATTTGTTTTTCAACAACTGTATTGTTTAATGCTGTGTTTAATGAATAGTGCGAATCAAATCTTGCACTACCGCCTGCCCAATTAATTGGACCTGCATCAATATCACTCTGTATTCCAGTAATGATTTCTGCACGTGAGTCAATATCACTTGTGTATGTGTCATCATCATAATAGATTTCTAACTCACCGTTAACAAATAAACCTGCTGGTAAGCTAGGCGCACTTGCTTCTAAATCTGAAACTCTCTGTTCCAGAGTCTTTTCTTCTGCTGTCACTGGCGCACTAAATGCAACCAAAGCGAATAGCATAGACGTTAGTATTGTCTTTTTCATGTTTTAGTCTCTTTCCTTAATTTATATCGATATAAAAAACGGCTGATGTTTTATAATCAGCCAAGTTACTTATTGTTGCGACAGATTATTTATATCGAAAGTGGCCCGTTCTGTTGCCCGGTGGAGCCATACCGCGAAGTTGCAGGTTATTAAGCTGCAAGTAGTTCACGGTCCATAGACATGTCTAAAGATGTGAACGCTTCAGGTGCAAAGTTTTCGTTTGCGTTTGTAGTTTTGTTACGTTAACGGAGTTTCCACCCGGTAATCTCTTTCATCCTTAACAAGCCAGTCGATCCTATTTCAGGCCCATCATAAACACACTACCAACTATAAAAAATGTGTTTATGGTGGACCTGGCCGGCACTGCCCCGGCGTCCTGCTCTTGTGACATACGATGCTGTCAACAATTACTCTGTATTTATAACACGGAAATTAGGCTTTGTCAACCTTTGATTTATATAGTCCAGTTTTTTAATTGATCTTTGGTAGGCTTGTGTGCAGGAACTTTTTCAATGACTCCACCTTTTGCTAAAAATGCCTTCATTTTTTCGTCTAATTCTTTTTGTTTTTCTTGAGGTGTTTTTTCAATATCACTTGGTGAGTATGATCGATTTATACCTTGGAACTTTGCCATAAATATCCTTTCAGTTAAAAAGTCTATTTATAACTTCTTTTTTAATCTTTGTCAATTGATTTTTTATTTTCGTATTTCATCATCAGTGCTGATAAATGATCTGATTTACATAACCAGCCATTTTCGTTGACTATAAACACATCACCGGGTTTGTATAGGAAATGGTCTTTAGGTGTTCCGTCTTTTGAAACTCCCATAACTTCACCTTCCCAGTCTCCTAAGACTTTGAAGTGTGGACCTGCTTGATTGATAGTGTAGTCTACCCACATCATAATAAGTACTCCTTAATAAACTGCGTACTTTATTATTTAGTTATAGAGGCCCCCGAAGGGGCCACTATATTACATTGCGTTCTTTTTCTCTTGAACTTCTTTTCTGCGTTCTTTGGTAAGTTTACCTAGATCGCCTAGAGCTTTGCGGGCTCTTGTTGCTGCAGCCTTTACACCTTTTGAATCAAATGCCTCTGATTCTGTGATGTAATTATTAAAGGCCTGTACGATTTGATCGTGTAATGTCATAACATTCTCCTTTATTGTTTATATTATAATTGGTTTTGCATCAATTGTCAAGACTTTTTTATGAAGGATTAAATCCTAGCCATTCTAACAATAATTCGCCACTGTCTTCTGTAATATTATATGCAACATTGACTCCAGAATCTATACCTTTGACTAAGAGTTTAAGTTCATCATTAGTTGAAAACTCTTCAATTGTATGTATAGTCAAAGATTGGGTAGATTCTGTATCAATGTTTGGTATATGAATAGTTTTACTGAATGGTACGTTGTTTTTAAGTAGTTGGATTTCTACTGAATTTGAAAAGCTCGAATCTGTTTGAAATGATACACCGATGTTCGCATTAATTCTAAAAACACCATTTTTTAAAAATGTTACTAAACTGTTTTCTGATGATAAAGAATAATACTCACTATCACCATGGGCTACATTCTTCCATCTTACTACAGTTTCTAAATCTCCGCTGCCGCCGCTGATTGATAATGTTTCATCTAACTTTGCATCTTTTAACTTTAACCATCTTACGTTAGGAATACCTGCAACTTCTCTAAAATTATCATCTAATTCTTGATATGTAAGTGCAGAACCTTTATCTAATCTGTACGTAATAGGCATTATGTAGTTTCCCCAGTATCTAGTTTATAATATATTCCAACTACAGATTTAAAATCATTATTAACTGTTTCAGGGTTATTTTCAAAATAATCAAATGCAACATATTCAAACTTTTCAGTCTGAGCTTTTGTTGGAATGGTTCTAAAAGTAAAACCTTTTTCTTCTGCTTCTGTATCTGAATATCTATAAATTCCCATGAAATTTATCCATTTATAATTACGTCTGTGCTTCCTGTTGCCGCTGAATTAGGAACCCAACTACCATGTCCTCCAGTTGCATCAAATTGTCTATGGATTGCAATATTATTTGCGAAAACATTTGGTGATGCACCAACTGCAGGATCACCACAATATGTTACGTCACCTATCCTAACTACTTTTTCGTTGTTTACAAATACATCAGGTGACCCTGTTGCATAGGCTGTTTGGTGGAAAGGATTTGGTGTAGGACTTGCATGCCCAACATGGATATCTAAATTTGTTCTTACTGCTCCTGGCATTAGTTTATTTTAAGTCCTGTTGTGCTTTCAATATATTTGCTTGCCATTTCTTTTTCAGTTTTGGCAATACAGATTATATTTTGCATGTTTAAATTAAATTTATTGTCGTGTTTTACAGTAAACATGTAGGGAGCTAGTCCCATGCCTTGTTGTTGTGCAACCAGCATTAATGGTTTATAAACTGTTACTTTTGTTTCTGTCTCTGATTCTAGACGTGCAACCATTTCTTCGCCTGAACTTAATTTGATGCTCACAGTATCTCCTACTGTGTAAGGTGCTTCTACTAACATTATAATGTATGTCCTGTTCCGTTATAGTTTGTTTCTTCAATGTGTGATACAAATTGTTCATATCCGCCAACTGCTTGACCATTTACTTTAATTTGTGGAAATGTTCTTGCTGTTGGAAATTCTTCAAACACTTGTTCTCGTTCAAAGTCTTTGCCTAATTCTTTGTAGGTGTAAGCAAGTTTTCTTGTCTCACATAGTTGCTTTGCTTTCATACAACTTGGACAAGCAGGCTTGCCCCATATTTCTATGCTCATAATTTAAAGTCCTTTAAAGAGTCTGAACTAACATCTTGTTTGATGCCGCCAATGATATAGCTCTCGACTTCTGTTTCTTGTGGAGCAACCTGTAGTCCTGATGAACTTAGCCAGTGTTGTGTCCACGGTAATGGGTTAGTATTAACAGGTGCATCAAATATAGTTTTATATCCAAGTGCTTTGAGTCTTCTGTTTGCAATATACTCTACATATTGATATAGTAGTGCTTCGTTCAATCCAATGATTGAACCATCTTTGAACAGATAGTTTGCCCAAGCCTTTTCTTCTGCGACACAAGTGCGCCACATTTCATAAACTTCTTCTTCACACTCTTTGGCAATTTTTGCCATCTCTGGATCATCCTTGCCCTGTAACCAATTCTTAAGAATATGTGTGCTTAGTGCAAGGTGTTGACTTTCATCACGAGCGATAAGTGAAATAATTTTTGCTGAACCTTCCATTAGTTTTAGTTCACCAAATGCAAACGTACATGCAAATGAAACATAGAAACGTAATCCTTCAAGAATGTTTACGTTCATCATTGCAAGATACATTTTCTTTTTCACATCACGTAGGCTACCTTTGCCTTTGTGGAAGTAATTGTCAGCCGCTTCTGTAAATGCATCATAATTTTTTGTAACACTAACAGCACGTTCAATAATTTTATCATCATCAAGTATTGTATCAAATACTTCACTAGGATCTGCATAAACATTTTTCATAATATGTGTATAACTGCGACTATGGATAGTTTCAAAGAAGTCCCAAGTAACAATACAGCCTTCAAGTTCAGGAAGTGATACATGTGGCAAAAATGCTAGGCATGGACCACGGCCTTGAACACTGTCTAGCAGTGTTTGATATTTTAAATTACTTGTAAAGATGTGTTTTTGTTCAGGTCGAAAGTTAGCAAAATCAGCTCTGTCCTTTTGTAGACTTACTTCTTCAGGACGCCAAAAGTATCCCAGCATTGTTTGATTTAATTTATCAAAAACTGGAAACTTAAACACATCATAACGCTGTGTATTTTGATCCTCACCAAAAAACATATTCTGTTTGGTAAAGTCAACCTTCTCTCTGTTGAAAACTGTTTTTGCCATTAGTGTATTCCTCTTTTCTCATTGTCTCATATTATAATAGGATCTGGTCCGCTTGTCAACCTTAAATTGCACATGCTTCACAATATTCCTCGTACTCTTCATCAGTGCCTGTAAATTCTGCCCTTTCAAGAGGTTGTTGTTTTTGTTCTGTTTCATCTACAATATCATCATCTGTCTTGTAGTCGTATGTGTTTTGATAGTATGAAGTTTTCCAGCCCATCTTATATGTAGTTAGCAAATCTCGTAACATTATGCTCATAGGTACTTCATTTCCTTCAAAATGTGTAGGATTGTATGACCAGTTGCCACTAATGGCCTGATCAAAAAACTTCTGCATCACCGCGACAACATTGATGTAACCTTCGTTGCTAGGCATGTCCCACAGCAAGGTGTAGTGTTGTTTAAGACTTTGATATTGTGGAACAATCTGCTTAAGAGGCCCTTTCTTTGACTTCTTAACGGACAAGTATCCTCTAGGTGGCTCGATACCGTTTGTTGCGTTCGACACAACGGAACTGCTCTCCGATGGCATTTGTGCGGACAGTGTTGAGTGCCGTAGCCCGTGTTCTTTGATAGATGTTCGTAAAGATTCCCAATCATAGTTTAATTTATGCGGAACAACTGTGTCCACATCCTTCTTGTATGTGTCAATTGGCAGGATGCCATCACTGTATTTAGTGCGGTTGAAATAGTCACATGCACCTCGTTCTTTTGCAAGTTGATTACTTGCTTTTAAAAGATAATATTGGAATGCTTCACTTAGATTGTGTGTTAGTTTCCATGCCTTTTTATGTTCGTACTTAGCATGATTTTTTGCGAGATAATGTGCAAGCCCAATGTAGCCAATACCTAGTGAACGTCTTGCCTTTGTGCTAATCTCTGCCGCCTTAATTGGATAGCGTTGATAGTCAATAATTTCTTCAAGTGCTCTTACAGCCAAATCACATAGGTCTTCTAAATCGTCTAGTTCTTTAATCACACCTACATTAATTGCACTGAGAATACACAGGGCAATTTCTCCGTTCTCGTCATCAATATGCTGTAGAGGTTTTGTAGGTAGTGTTATTTCTTGACATAAGTTGCTCATGTAAACTGTGTCTTTGAATGAACTGTGAGTGTTTGCGTGATCTACATTCATAATATAGATACGTCCTGTTTCTGCACGTTCTTTGATCAGTGCTGAAAACAATTCCATAGCAGGAATTTTTTTCTTTTTGATTGAAGTTTTACGCTCATAGGATTCATATAGTTCTTGAAACTTTTCTGCATCTCCAAAATATGCTTCGTACAAGCCTGGTACATCATGTGGTGAGAAAAGAGTAATATCTCCTCCAGCTAGTAGTCTTTCATACATCACTTTATTAATTTGTATGGAATAATCTA